AAAGAACTATTACTATTAGTATAAATCATTTATTTTATTATTTTTGAATTATAACCTTCGTTACTGTATTTTTTAAAGTTTAATGGAACAGTACTCTTTTTAATATCCGCTGTAGGTACATATCGATGTCTATTGCAAGCCATAATAGCCAAACCAGAACTTATCGAGGCATCATGCTTTGTACGATTATTTATATTGAATCTTGCCCAGTCTTCTAATGTCTTCTGGAAATACATTGTTCCATACTCATCTCCATTTAAACCAACATGGTCTTCTATGTAACTTTCAATTGCAGCAGCGTGAGCTTGTACAATATCTTGTGATGAGTTGGGTATTCCGCCTATTTCTTTTTCAGTTACAGATAATTTAGCATAAACCTTATCGGGTCTATTCATTGAGAATCCTCTATAACCTCTTCTTTTAAAATGATATAGTAATCTAGGTTTGTTATTTTCAGCTAGTATTGGCATACCGTAGAATATGCAAGCCATTAAAACTTCTTCAAAGAATATCTCAGCTGTTTGTGGTCTAGCTATATATTCTAAGAAAAAATGATTTGCTGGAGCATCTTCCATTGAAAATTTGGTAAGACCGTGTAAAGCCCCATTAGATCCTCTTGTATCAACAGTTCCCGATATATCGTAACTATCACAACCAAAAGCCCCAACGTGCTCATTACCAGGGTATTTAACACCATTCCTTAGTACTACTCTATTTTGTAGATGCGCAGGAGGTACCCACGATATTAAAAATCTACCGTCTTTATTAGGATAGAATTGAACTCTTGTATCAGGAATTCCATTCTCCCATTGAAAGCTACCTCTTGTTACTACACTTGTATTTCTTAAATCATCGTTATAATCTATTTGTTCGTATATACGAGTAAGATTAAATAATGATTGTTTTGCTTCATCTCTAAAAGCGTGCTGTTCTGTTCTAGGAAACTGTCGGTAGTATTCGTTCAATCCATCAGGATCGTTCTTTAAACCTTCAACTTCGTTTTGCCAGTGTTCAATGACACCGTATTCAATCCATGATCCATCAACACCTTTTATCGGTTTTTCTGGAGTGTCGAAGACAGGTACGCCATAAGAATCAATGAATCCCTCGTACGACCATTCCATAGGTATGAACAAACTATATAATCCTGAACTAGTCTGTCCATTGCGGTTTCTTTTCGTAACGTCTGAATCATAATATAGTTTCTTAAAGTTTTCTCCTCCTTTATCTAAAGCATTTGATGTTGAACCCATCATACACTTACCAATAATCTTGGATCCTAAACGTAAACATGTTTTTGTTACACGCCAGTTATTTAATATATTGTCTGGTTTTTCCCATTTACCGCTCTCATCATGTACTAATAGCTTTAGCTTTTCACCATCATAAGAGTTATCTCCTGTGTTTTTCCAGTCAATTGTCGTATCCAAACCATCAAGCTCAATAAGCTCTTCGTTTGAATCTAATTTCTTTCTTGTAAATTTCGATGCAGGAATACGATATGCCAACTCTGTTTTAGGTCGATCCATACCATCTTGGATAGGTTTGAAAAAGAAAGGATAGTTAACAGATATAGGAACAACCTTGTCTGTAAACATTTTCTTAGCATCACCTCCTGATTTTGATAATATACCAAAACGTGCATCACTTGATATTGTGGCTTGATTAACTAGTTCCGCAGATGACATAAATGAAAATCCAGAACGTCTATTCTTTAAATAGCACATTCCGTAACATCTATTATCTGCTATACACGCTTCCCAAAATATAAAGAACAATCTGTTTGATTCCCTGAAATCAGGTGCTCCAACGTCTATCTTGCTCCATTGCAAGTACATATAATGTGTACCAGTTATGTATGATGGTTTACCGTTACTATAGTAAAAGAAACCTTCATCTCTATATTTGAATTCGTAATCGATATAATCATAATACCTTTCCTTAAAATGGTCAGGCTGCTTATTCCAATCGAATACACTTTTAATCTTTTCTAATTCTTTAGGATATGGAGCTTGTTCCCAATATTGTTCTTCTGGTTTCTCAGATCTCTTATAAACATCTTCTGCTAGTGGTAAAGCTATCTTAAGATTTTGTATCTCATATATCTCACCAATCTTACCAGTTTTGCTTATAACAACTATATCGTGCTCTTTATCGTAACCGTAAGCCCAAAGCTTATGTTTGTTCTTATGGTTTATTACTTTTGGTTTTATATACTCATCGAGTACTTTAAACAAGGTTTGTTCATACATTATTTGGATCTCCCTTCTGCGAAACCTCTAAAAGGTTTTATCGCCTCTGCATCAGTAGGCTTATCTGCTAATGCTTTTTCTTCTTCATCAACCCTATTAAGAATTTCAAATGCATCAAATATTGCTAACTTTTTAGTAGCTGCTGCATTCTTAAGTCTATCAGCAGAAAGATCGTCCTCACTTCCTATGATAGCTTCTTCTGCAACTTTAATTAATTCCTCAACTGCTCTGCGACCAGCTTGGATTATACTCAACTTCGCTTCCTTCGTAGTCATACTTAATTACAATATCATTTGATTTCATACAATATAATCGCTGCTGATCTATAATAAATTCGAATTCTCCATAAGGAGTATACCCAACTAGATCACCAGGATTGATTTTAAGCTTGTTTAAGAAGTCATTTCCATACTTTAGTATTCCAATAAGCTTCCTTTCTTTTTCTAAGCTAAAATCGTCATTATTTTTTATAGGCATAACAAAACATCTATCAGCAAACGCTTTCCATTTACCGGTATCACCATACATATATATCTGATCAGGTTGTACAAAGTACATATCTTCCATATAATATGATCTACTATTCTTTTGTCTGCCTTTCATGTCGTAGAATCTCCTAAATACGTTATGGTGAATTATTACTTTATCACCAACTTTTATATCTGTATCATAAGCAAGCGGCACATTCACGACTTCAGCCATGTTATTAACCGCTCTAAATGATTCGATGCGTGTATTTAAGATTAGTTCTTTACCATCAACCATCTTGGAATTATCATATCGATCTCCAATAGGCTTGACTATAAAATCACTAAATGCTTTCATTAATATTCTAGATCAAATTCAACTGATATAGCCATGTTAGAATTAAACTTCTTCCAAGGCATTACTTCATCAACTTTCTTAATATAGATATTATATGAGTTATCAATTTCATCAAACAGTATATGGGAGATTTTATGTCCCCCGTATACTTCTTGATGTATTGCGTAGTGCATAGCGTCATTTTTATAATCAGATCCAATACTTATCTTTCTTATAACGCTATTCATTACTCACTTTTTTGCTCTACTTCTTGATAAGATCCATCTTTCAAATCGATACTGATAGCTCCGTACTCTGCTTCGAGTTCTGCTTTTGTTTCTTCAATCTCTTTATTGACATCAGCCAAAGCATGTAACATAGCGTGTTTCTGTGCTTCAGCAGCACCAATATCAGCTAACATTCTTTGTAGTCTAGATTGTTGATCTTGAATCTTCTCTAATTGTTCTTTCGAAATTTGTTTTACTACTTCCATTATATTTGATTTGATTGTTATATTTATTTAATTACGTAAACCCTGCGGTTTTTATTATTTTTTAGGTTTCTTATTCATTGCTTTATCAGCAGCCATCTCTAGGTTAGCTCTTTCAGCGTTGAATGTTCTCCCTTTCATTGTAGCGGTGCTATCACTCTGGAATTTTTTATATTCGGTCTTTTCTTCTTCTGATCCAATTTTTTTCACAGATTTAACATTGCCCTTTGAATCTTTGAAGAGTCTAGAAACATCTTTACCTTTTACTTTTAACACCTCTGTAGAAGGCTCATACGTATCTGGAACATATCCGTCGGTTTCTGTTTTATGAATTCCTTTTTTACTAGGATCTACTTCATTTTCAACTTGTTTCATTGGCGAGCTACATTTCATTTTAAAAGAGCTAGCTAATTTGAATATTTTATTCATCATTATGTTTTTATATTAATCGTTTTGTTTTTTCCAGGCTTCTTGTTCCCATGGTAAGTTTTTAGCACCTTCGCTCATTGCTGATCTAGGATATACTTTTCCTTTCCAATATACATTATTATTGTCGTAAGCTAACTTTTTGTTTGGATCTTTCATTTGATCTAAATGAACCATCTCATGTGATATTGCAGACTTAAGGGCAGATCCTTTTAATTTAGGATCAACATAAATGCTTCCATCCATATTAGCTTCTGCATTTATACCGTCTTCCAATTCTTTTTTTACAATAGTAGGCTTAAGATAATTTAATAATGGATTTGTTATTTTGAAAGCCATTTTATTTGCCTTTTGCTCTTTGAGTTATTGGTGATCCGTTATATTCAGGGTACATAAGCTTTAGCTTCATACCATTCTTTCCTGAGCTGCTACCTTTTTGTTTTGGGAAGCTAACCAAGTCAAGTGGTCCGTCAAGTAAAGTTTGACCTCCAACACCACCAGTTTTAGAACTTGGTACAGAAGGAGTAGTTTCGTTCTGGTTAAATTTCATAATTAATAAGTTTGTTGATTATAAGTTGTCGGTGTTGCAATTCCCGCTTGAGGCTGTTGCGGTACATTAACCATTCTGTCAAATGATCCTACTACCGGTGTACCAAACATATTTGTCATAGTATTTTGTGTAGCTGGATTAAAGTTAACAGGAGCACCTGATGGTTTAATACCAGGATTAAATGTTTGTACCGGCGGTTGCGCGTTAAGATCTTGGCTAAAAGCTGGATCAATTTGAGCGTTGTTCATCATGTTTTTCTATTGTCTTTGTTAACGTTATCTATTGCTTTTTGCAATACCGTATCTGAGTACGTCTTGCCTCTCATTATAGTATTCCTTCTTTCACTAGTAGGAATATCTTCTTCACCGAGCATTATACGGTACATTTTATTTATTAGCTGTTTGCACTTAAAGGAAACTTTATATATGTTGTATTTTTGTGTTGTCCTGTTTCTTTCTCTCCATACAGTTATCCAACCCTCTTTTAACAAATTGTTCCAGCGCTTACTATCCCAGCTATAAGCATATGTACCCATCATATAATCCTGCTTGGTAAATAGATCCAAACAATCAAAGAATATTAATAACTCTAAGTCTGAATCTGTTAAGTTGTTATTACGGCAAGCCCATCTACGTATAACTCTATAATGTTTAAGCAATCCAATATCTTTTATATCTTTTGCTTCTAAACGTCTCATAGAACTCCGATTATATCTTCTTTACGTATAACTTTGTAATCAACTTTATTTATCTCTACACCGTGCCCAGCGTGCTTGTCATATTTGATACGCATTCCAGGACTAAGAACTTTTGAATCTATTTCATCTCCAACAGAGATTACTGTAGCGTTTCTATAACGGATGTTTTCTTTATCTTTTTCAAGTAGTAAGATACCACCTTTTGTTTTTTCCGCAACCTCTTTATCAGGTTCGATTATGATCACTCTACCTATTGCTACCATCGATTCTAAGATTATTGATTACACAATCTGTCGATAATATAGTAGTAGCTACTGACGATGCGTTCTTTAATGCACTCTTTGTAACCAATAAAGGATCAATAATTCCAGTTTCAATCATATTAACAACATCTCCTGAAATTACATTAAGCCCATATCCCTCTTTAAACATGTTAAAATCGGTTGGGAACTCATCAATACCCGCATTAGATAATATTGTCAGAAATGGTGCTCTAATCGCGTCTAATAATACAAGTTCCTCGTTTGATTCAATTGTATCTTTTAAAATATTAGAAGCATTCAATAAAGCGATACCGCCTCCAGGTACAATACCTTCTTTGATAGCTGCTTTAGTTGCGCAAATAGCATCTTCAACTCTATCCGCTTTTTCTTTAAGTTCTAATTCAGAATTAGCCCCTACTTTTACAATTGCAACTTTAGCGGATAATCTAGCTAGTCTTCTTTCAAGTCTAATAATTTCTCCAGGTGCTTTTGTATTGTCAATTTGATTTTTAATATCTTCTATAAGTTGTAGAATGTCTTCAGACAATTCGCCAACCTGTAATATTGTATCTGAATCAGTAGTTACACTTTTAATACAAGAACCTAAATGTTCAACAGATATTAAATCCATATCATCACCTAAGTCTTCATTAATAACTGTAGCTCCAGTAAGCAAAGCTAAATCAGATAACATATCTTTTTTGTTAACTCCGTATGTTGGTGCGTTAATTACATTCACCTTCATATTACCTTTAACTCTGTTCATTGCTAATACAGATAAAACACTTTGTTCTACGTCTGCAATAATAAGCAATGCTCTGTTTGATTTTATCGTATATTCTAATACTGATTGTATTTGTCTAATCGTTTCGATAGGTGATTCTACAATTAATACTAATGGATTTTCTAAAACAGCTTCTCTTTTGTTTTTATTATTAACAAAGTGTGAATTAACTAATCCTTTATCATATTGTACACCGTCAATTATTTCAATCTCAGTATCAGTACCTCCGGTAGTCTCCATCATTACAACACCGGTTTCCCCAACAGCTCTAAACGCATCGGCAATAATTTTACCAAGCTCTTTATCGTTGTTTGTTGAAATAGTAGCAACGTGATCAATCATATCACCTGAAACAGGTATTGCAATTGACTCTAAGTACTTAACTACTTTATCAGTTGCTCTGTCAATACCATCTTTTAATTTTCTCTGGTTTGCTGGGGGTTTAACCGAGTAAGCTTGTTCTAATATAGAATGAGCTAATACGGTTGCAGTAGTTGTTCCGTCACCGGCTTCTTTAACTGTTTTCCTAGCAGCTTCTTTCAATAGTGTAGCTCCCATATTTTCAATAGGATCTAGTAGTATAATACTATCAGCCACTGAAACACCATCTTTTGTTATAATTGGTTTACCTTGATTATCCTCTAGCATAACACATTTACCACTTGCTCCAAGTGTTGAACTTACAGCAGAAGTCAATTTGGTTATGCCTTCAAAAACCTTAAGTCTAGCTTCTTCGCCAAAGCTAAGGTTCTTTACAATTGCATCTGTCATAATTGATTTGATTAAATTAAATTTATTACTTATATTATTACGTGGTAAAACGTTTTTTTAATTCTGGCCTGACGAAAGCCTTGTATTAGGAACTTGCAAATAATTTGTTGGTTTACCGTTACTAAAATATACCAAAGATAAATAACGTACTCCATTAGCGTCTTCCATAAATACACTATTAGCAGGGCCTGTTATGTAATATGCCCACCATCCGTTTGTAATAAATGGTGATGATGTACTTTGATCATTATGGAAACCTTCATATATTTCGTTTGCAGAACTTTCAGGGTTTACTCCAGCACTGTAATTATATTTTAATTGGTGGTTTAACGGGAAAGTAGCATTGCTATCCGGACCTGTTATTCCTAATTGTTGTTCGCCTGTTCCGCTCGCTATAGCTAATTGTTGATCGGCTGTATATTCTAGCTCAGTCTGCTCTGATTGTGATGGATATTGACTTACGCTTGACGATATTAATCCAATAGAATAACTAGTGAAAGAAGCAGGTACATTGTTAACATATCTAATTCCAGAATCACCACCTCTCCATATAAGCACGCCTTGGTCATTATACCAATTCAAAACCAGCTGCCCGGCTATAATACCTATTTCAATTCCAATCTGACCATTAGCATGGCGGAATCTTAAAGCATTATCATTACCCATGTTAACAGATAACCCGTTCCATCCGCTCGCTGGATAGTTTGCTGCAGTTCCAGGTGTTACTATGTTATCCACAGAAACGTTTGTCATTCTAACCTGATTATTTGCAACAGTAAACGGAGCTATGCTTGACGATCCATTATATATTTTAAACTTGTCAGCATTGAATATAACATCAGATGATGTACCATTTGATAATAACTTCATTGAAGCAATCCTACCTCCAGCGTCTACAGATAATCCATAGCTAGCATTTAGTTTTCCATCAATACCAGCTATTGTATTCTGAGCTGTTGTAATCGAAGCTGTTTGCCCATTGACAGTTGACGTAAGTGTATTTATAGTATTATTTACTGTTTGCAAAGCATTTGTTCTTGTATTTGCTTCAGTTGTTATACTACTAGATAATGTATTATAATTGTTTGTTACCGTTGTGCCTAATGTTGTAATAGCCGATGCTCTAGTTGATGCTTCGTCCGTTATTGCAGTATTAAGCGTTGTAATTGCAGCTCCACGATTAGTAGCTTCTGTATTTATTGCAGCGGTAAGCGTTGTACCTAATGTAGCTCTAGCCGTAGATTCGTTTGCTATTGCCGTATTTAGCGTATTAACAGCTGCTTCTCTATTTGTTGCTTCAGTAGCTATCGCGGCCGTCAAAGTTGTACCTAATGCCGCTCTTGTAGCCGCTTCAGTTGTATCTACCTCTTGTAGTGTAGTTATTGCCGACGCTCTCGTAGTTGCTTCCGCGTTTATAGCCGCTGTTAATGTTGTACCTAAAGTAGCTCTAGCAGTCGACTCATTAGCGATTGCCGTGTTTAATGTTGTTACAGCGGCTTGGCGATTTGTTGTTTCTGTTCCTATTGCTGCGGTTAACGTAGTACCTAAAGCGGCTCTAGTCTCGGCTTCAGTAACGTCTGCTTGTTGCAAAGTTGTTACAGTAGCTTGTCTATCAGCCTTTTCGGTATTTATTGCAGCAGTAAGTGATGTTACAGCTGATGTTCTTGCTGAGGTTTCATTTGCTACCGCAGTATTCAATGATGTTATTGCAGCGGCTCTTGTTGAAGCCTCTGTTGTTATAGCCACATTCAACGTTGTGCCCAGAGCAGCTCTTGTTTGAGCCTCAGTAACATCTGCTTGTTGTAATGTATTAACAGCAGCTTGTCTATTTGTCGCTTCGGTTGTTATAGCAGCGCTTAGTTCTGTTTCTAATTCTGCTCTAGATGTTGACTCGTTTGTTATAGCTGTTTGTACTGATGTTATTGCAGCTTTGAGGGCTGTAGTCTCATCTGATATTGATGCGCTAAGTTCTGTAGCTAATTCAGCTCTTGATTCAGCCTCTGTAACCAAAGCTGTTTGCACTGATGTTATAGCTGCTTCTCTTAACGTTGTTTCATTCTCTATTGATGCTATTAATTCCGTTTCTAATTCCGCTCTAGCTTCTGTCTCGTTTACTAATGCAGTATATACACTATCAATAGATGCGTTACGGTTAGATGTTTCAGTGTCTATCTTTGCATTCAAAGCTATCCCTAATGAAGATCTGGCTGATACTTCGTTTGAAAACGCTTCTGTAAGCAAAGCTACACTTGAATTAATAGATGTTGTTTCGGTATCAAGCTTTGTATCTACTTCAGCTGCTAATTCCGCAATTGTCTCACTTAGCCTTAATTCAAGGTCTGAAACTAAGTTTCTTATTGTTGTAGCAGATATTCCTGATAAAGCTATAAAGTCTTCGTCTTCAACAATTTCACTATTACTTCCAATAGTTACACCTTGTCTTGTGAACAAGTGTTTGTCTTCATTTATTGCTACAACTAGCACATGGTATCTAAGTACTTCAACGTCAGGGGTTAATGAATTAACAAACTCTGCCGGCGTAGAATATTGATCTCCTTCATAGCTTATTTCATGATACTTTAAAAGGCCTCCTGTTTCCGGGGCTAGCCCTTCAAGCATAAATCTACGTACAGCGTTTATTTTATAATTTTTAACAGTAGCGACTTTTTTGTACACTTCTGTACCGACAAGCATTGATGTATTATCAACACGACCCGCTACATCAAAACTATTTAGTCTACTCATTAGATTCTATTTAAAATTTTTTAAAAAAGGAAACATAACGCTTCCATACTTTTCTAATAGCCATATAATAGCTATTGGTACTAATAACCAAAGATACATCCAATAGTTTGCTTTCTTGTCGACTTTCTTAACAAACACTTTTTTAGACTCTGCTCTTTTTACATTTAACTTTTTTACAGAAGAGACTTTAGCTATATCTTTGGTTTTATCTATCTTAACAGTCTTTTTCTTCTTTGACTTTATAATAGTATTAGTATAAGACTTACCATCAATAACCATAGGTTTTAAACTATCGATTGGTTTGTATTCTAATTCTTCTTCAGTTTCTACTGTAGCTACGTTTGCTTCTTTAACATAAGTGCCGTCAACTTTAACAACAACAGAACTATCGACTTTTGTTTCGATAGCTATTTTTGATACATCAACTTTTCTAGAAGCACAAGAAACTAATAGTAATAAACTAATAATTAATATAAGACGTTTTGCCATTTTTTCTGATTGCTTTAAGTATTTGTTTTCTTTGCTTACCAGTTGACTCATAAGACACGTGAACCCAGTCTGGATTTTTATCTGTACCAAACTCCCATATCAATTGATCAAATACCAAATTATCTTTTATATAATTAAATATTTGAGCATTTGTAATGCTTGTTCCATCCATATCAATATCCATAGCTTCTCCTGAACAGTGCTGACTTGTTGCAGCACCTTTTATAGCTTTATTAAGAGCCAAACTTCTGTAACCTGAAGATATACGTATCGGAGACTTAAAGTGCTCTCTAATGGGCTGAAATACGTTCTCAGCTAACTTTTTCATGTTAGTTAAGTGATCTTCAGTTGGAGCATTAGTAATTCCTCTTCTTTTTGCTTCGTTACTGATAGTCATTTCAGCAAGCGATAGATTTTTAGATAATTGCATTAGCTTGTTAGTTGGTTTATATCGTCTTTTGTTTCTTTAGCTCTATTTAGTGCTTTTTTCAACAACGCCCACATATCAATACTAAAAGTTTCTTCTATATTTTCTTTAACAGACACTAGCTCAACAAATATCAATACAATTGCACAAACTTTGGTAAACATGAAATCAAAGCCGAATGCATGTTTAACAAACTCGTTTAATACGTATTTATCCATAACGAATAAGAACAATATACATATTTCGTATAAAGCCATCTTACTTATTACGTTTGAAAGTTTTCTGCTTCTTATGCTAGCCCACCCGTGTAATTTAATACTTTTAAATATTCCGGTAAATGTATCTAATATTATAGAAGCTCCAACAGCTACAAGTAAACCATATATTGGCATAAACAACAGTAGTATCGATGTTACGATGTAATTAATATATCTCATTATCTTCCCTGGCCTTTATATGTTTTCTTATAATTCTTAGAGTCTTTCAGCTTTGATGTCTTTGCTTTTGAATGAACACCAGGTCGACTTATTTTTTTCTTGTCTAATTTAACAGATTCGTTTTTTGTTTTTGCCACTTTATATTATTTATTATAAGTTATTATTTGCTGTCATAAATATTTCGTAATAAGAAACATTACCTTGCCCTATCGTAAAAGTATAAGATGCACTTACAGTACCAATATTACTGCCTAAAAATACTCCATTTACATATACTTCTACTTCAGCATATCTAACACCTCCTGCTGGAGAAGTAATTGAAGCAACTATAACATCACCTGTTACTGAAGAAAATGTACCAGCTGCATTACTTGATGTTCTTATAATCCTAACTCCATTTTCTGTTATGTTAGCCAATCCTCCATAAGGAGCAAATGTTATATCATAACTTACATTTATCTGAGAACTTGCATTATGGTTATAACTATACCATTCAGATAATGCCGCAGGATTACTAGCGCTAGGTTTACTACCGCTTGCTTGGTTTATAGCTCCGTATCCACCGTTCTCCGCTGTATCTAACGATATTGAAGTGGTACTAGCGCGCCCCAACTCAGTGTTGATTTGAGACATACTAATAGCACCTGAGGCTGGCATTGTCATATTATACTTCTGGTTCTATAACTGGTTCTACAATTGGCTCTACAACTGTTTTAGCTGGAGCCCAAGGAGCGTCAATACCAACATATTTAGGGGTAACAATAGCTTCTATTTGCTTAGCTATTCTTTCTTGCATGTGAGTTTTGTCCGCTGTAGCTTCTAGCCAAGAAACAATATCTTCTGGTGTTAGTTCTTCAAAAGGTTTGTAACCTTCAGCGTTAGGAGCAGGCATAGGAGTAGCTCCGTTAAAAGTACCTTCATTACCATTCTCGTCTACACCAACATAGTTGTATCTTACTCTAGTAATTACTTTTTCTAATCCATTTAATTGCGGAGCCATTTCTAGCTTCATTGTGTCGTCTGTTAAAAATGTGTAAGTGATCGCCATTATTTATTTATTAATTTATTTACTAATTGTTTTAGCTCTTCTATTTGTTTTTGTTGTTCTTTTATTGCTTCTATAAATAATCCAGCTAAGTTTCCATAAGACACATTATACATACCATCGTTATCTTGCCCAACTACTTCTGGAACTACTTCTAGTATTTCTTGTGCAATTACACCTAACTTAGTTTTCTTATCTTCAGAATCTGTTCTAGTATAATATACACCTCTTAAATTATTTACTTTCTCTAAAGCGTTATCTACAGTTACTATGTTTTCTTTAACCCTTCTATCCGAATAAGCAGTTACATCTCCCGCTACCGTCATATTGCCCGACATGTCTAGTTGCCACCTGTTACTTGAAGCTGACCATCCTCCTAAACGCATTACATTATCAGCATCTAATCCAAAGTTTACCGCATAATGTCCTCCTTTGTGAAAAGACATAAAAGCAGCATTATTACTGTCTGAGTATGCTTGTAGTTTTGCTGAATCAGTACTACCTAGGTATCCTCCATTATTAGTTCTAAAGTATGTTATTCCGTTAAAGTTATTAGTGCCTCCCTGAACTGTCAAACTATTAAGAACACTGTTTGAAGCGGCATCAACATAATATGCGGTATTATTATAGTCATAGAATATAGCAGCTTGATGTTCTCCAGTACTTATAATATGTCCACTCGCTGTGGCTTGTGTTCCAGCCCCATTTCCAGGAGCATTACCTAAATAAACAGTTCCGTATAACCAACTTGTTACGTTTGGTGTTGTAATACCATTAGGAAACCAAGCACTATTAGCTGTACCCCATGGGTTTGAAGATGTATAAAAACCTCTTGCGTCAACAGAATTAACATAACTTGTTGAAGCTGGGTCTACATAATATCCTGTATTGTTTGAATCATAGAATATTGGAGACCTATTAGATACTAAGTTATAGACATTCCCACTAGTATCCATTCTCCATCCAG